TCATGATTCTGGCACCTCCTTTTTTCCCGTTACATATTCATAAATAGTTGCCTTTTTATATTGTTCGAGCATATCTAGTTGCTCTCGCTTATTATCGATTGCTGTTTCTATTTCTTTGCAAACCAAATCTAAATGGTCACATATCTTCTTTTGCTCTTCTCTTGATTCAGGCAAAGGAATATAAATATCTTTAACTTTATCCCAGCTACGGAAGTCACTCGTATTACCTCTAACTCCGTTTGAAATAAGTTTATATACCCCTTGAAATGCAAGATACTGCATATAATAAACTACAAAACGCTTATCCTCGGTGCTGTCGCATACATGAACTACTCTGGTAATCTTTCCGTCGTATTCTGATAAAGCGATTGCACCATGCCATGTATCCATTCCATGTATTGCAATGTCGCCCTTTTTAATTCCCTGCATTGCATTATCTTCGCTTACCATTTTCCCTACAGCATTTTCATCTCTAACGAGCACTTTTCCTTTATTGGAGCATACCAATGCCGTATCTTCCGGCAAAAATCCTCTAGATAGTTTAGTACATATGTAGCCAATTTTTGAAACAGACCACGTTTCCTTAATCGGTCCCATATAGAATATCCCGCTATCCTTTAAAGCTGAATCGCAATCTAACCCTCTTGTTACTCCCTCAGATATAACAGATTTTTTATAATCTTCTAATACATCGATTTCTTCTTGGATATTTTTGATTAATATATCGATTTCACCACATTTTGCATCTAAAAAGTCTGAGATTTTCTTTTGTTTGTCTTTAGGGGCAATCGGGATATATAATCCTCCAAATTTATCCATTGGAATTCGCATTCGTATTGTGTTCAATTTGCCATTTCCTGATTCTTTAATCAGGATACCGTTTCCCAATCCAAATAAACTTCTTTGGAATAGCGTTGTCTGAAAAATGTAATTGTAATATCTGACATCATCATCTTTTTCCTTTGGACGAAGCATGTAATATACAGGACTAACGCATCCAAAATACTGCGATAATCCGACAGAACCCGAAAGAATATTCATGCTATTCATAACAATATCTCCCGGATAGGCTAATCTATATGCTGAAACATCCTCTTTGGGCTTATTTCCGCCTCCCTCTTTCTCATCGTATGGAATAACACCCTGCTTTGCAGTTAATGACAAGATATATGTAGTTCTTACAGGATTGTTTTTCTCAATTCTCTCCTGTAAAACATATTTAATCTTTTTCAATTGCCAAGAATCGGGGATTTCACCAAGCCATTTGATTTTTGTATCTTTCATCGTTTGCATGATGATTACCCCTCCTTATCCAAACAGTTTTGTAATACTTTGAGAAACTATAGATTCTAATTCTACGAATCTATCCTCAAGTTCTTCACTAGCTTTCGGTGCTTGATATTTATAAAAAGTTCTGGTGAAAGGAATTTCAGCTCCTGTTTTGATAACAGGTTTCTTTGCCCCTAAATTTTCCTCCCAGAATGCTTTTGCATCAGGAACATATGGAAGAACTTCTCTTTCCATATAGTCATCTATATCTTCCTCAAATGGGATAATTTCTGTATCTTTTGTGTCTTTATCATACAGAATATTTCCTTTGCGGTCCTTCTGAATTTCTGCTGATTTATCCATTTCAGATAATCCATTTGCAATTTTGGCAATCAATTTTTTATCAGACACTACCCCCGACAATAGTTTCGTCAATACAGGAATAAACTCCTTTTCAGAAAGATACTTCTCTTCGGACATTGCCGATTTTAATATTTCTATGATAGATTCATAAATCGGTTGATTTTTCAAATAGTCATCTAATTTCTTTTTTTCTTTTCCAGTAAGCTCTTCTGCGTCTTGTAACTCATTTGCCTTTCCTTCATCATATAATGAGCTCAATGAACCAGATTGAAGCATATACTGGATTCTCTCTTCTGTGATAGCATAACTTCTTTGAAGAGGCTGCATAATGGCATATTCTTTGTAAATAAAGTCCTCATTTTTAAATATGCGACTGTCCTCACATTCCTTAAAATCAGCATACAGCTTAGTGATTGCCGACCTATCATCTGGTGTAATTTCATTCTTCTTTTTTCCTAATGCTTTTCTCAGTTTATGATAGATTCCAGAAGCATCGATTAGCTGAATTTTGCCTTTTCGTTCTGGGTGCTTATTCTTTGACATAACCCAAATATAAGTTGCAATCTCGGTATTATAGAAAAGTTCAGTAGGGAGGGCAATTATAGCTTCAACAAGGTCATTTTCTAATATCCAACGACGAATTTGGCTTTCACCTGATGCTGTACCTCCATTAAATAACGGGCTGCCATTTTCAATCACTGCCGCTCTACCAAAATTGTCATCCATCTTATCGATAGCAGATTGAAGGAACAACATCTGCATGTCACTCGTTCCCGGAACTCCTGCGCCCCAACGACCATCAAAGCCCTTTGCATATTCATCATTAACAGCCTTTTCTACACCTTCAGCAGCATCTTTTCCACCCCAAGGTGTTCCAAATGGCGGATTTTCAATCACGAATCGCATCTTGGTTCCCGCAAATCTGTCTTTTTTCATCGTGTCTTGGTAGCAGATATTTTCTGCATTCTGTCCTTTGATAAGCATCTCTGCAAGACAGATAGCATAAGATTCCGGATTGATTTCCTGACCAAAAAGACGCACATCTGCTGTTGGATTATAACGCTTGATGAAATTGTATCCCGTGGAAAGCATACCTCCAGTTCCGCATGCTTGGTCCAAAACTGTAATAACTTTTCCGTCATCGAAAATATCGTCGCAGCCTTCAGCCAAGAGAATGTTTACCATCAACTTTATAATGTCACGGCCAGTATAGTGGTCACCAGCCTCAGCATTTTCAGAGAATCTACGGATGAGGTCCTCGAAAATGTATCCCATTTTTACGTTATCGATAGTACGAGGATTCAAGTCAAGCTCGGAGAAGGCCTTAACAACACTGAGCAGGCGGTCATTTTTATCCATCTTGTCAATCTGCTTATAAAAGTCGAGGCCTTTCTCAGCAGATATAATAATCTCCTGCACATTTGGTGAAAAACTCTGCAGATACGCCTTGAAGTTGGCTGCTAAATTATCTGCATCGTTAATCAGCTCCGCCAGTGTAAACTCACTGGTATTGTAGAACTGAAAACCAGAAATACGATACATCGCCTTTGCCGGATAGTTCGGATTTGCTTTGAACTGTGCTACCACCTTGTCCTTGGTCGGTTCCAGTGCGCACTCAAAACGTCTGATGATAACCATTGGAATGATTACATCCTTGTATTTATCACTCTGGTATGTACCACGCAGTTTATTTGCGATGGACCAGATAAAATTGACCTCTGTTGATACATCAATAGGGGAATCATCCCACATTGCATCGATTATCTGCTTTTGTGCCATTATATTTTCCTCCATTCAAACTAAGAGCTTCCTAGTCAATGTTAATTTTATATTTTTAGATGTCCAATAATCAGGACTTAGTCATCGATTCCCATCATCATTTTATAGTGCTGTTCCTGATGCATAGCTGTGAATATCAGCTCAAACACCTTTTTGCACTGTTCCACATCGCTGCCATCATCAATATAGTTGAAGCCATCACTGATAACGGCTGGGCCATCATTCATGTATGTGAGCATACTTGAAGCAAGGTTGTATCGGTCATAATTCGGTTTCCGTCCTTCAACTTCATCCACAAACAACGGTTTATTCTGTTCCAGAACAATCTTGTGAAGGTCGTTTCCTTCGTAGCCACATATCTGAATAAAGTAGTATTCAAGAATATGGCGGATTACATTCTTCACGGTATTTGCCGTTTTCAGCTCCTTGTATTCATCCCAAAGAGCTGCATACGAGTTCTGAATTGGATTATAATTCTCTTGCTCAGTAGGCACTCTCTGGCTCTGACGCACACAAAGTTTTACAGAAGAAATGTTTTCTACCTTTCGAATCATATAAAACGAAACGCTGTGGTATCTCTTTGCTTGGTGATGAGTAATTTCCTTATGGAAATAAACATTGTGAGTCAGAATAAAAACCTGCTTAATATAGTCGCCGTCAACCTTATTGCTTCGGTAATCTGTATTGTTGTAACAAACCTCAATCATCTCTCTGACCAAAGCACTGACGATGAACAATGCTCCACTATCCATACTGGATACCGGGTCATCGATAACAACTATTTTATCTTTTACAGCTTCGCTGCTAAGGCTTCCTTTCACTAGGTGATAATAATATAAGAATGCAATAAAGTTTCTTTCACCCTCACTCAGTTTTTCTGCAACAGTTCCGTCCGGACGAATGACCTCATATGTATTTGCTACACCATCCTTTTCACGAAGGTGGAAACCTTCAAAGCCTGAATTATCAAGCAGCACATTGATGCTATCGATAGTAGCCTCAGTATTAACAATCTGTTTGTTTAGTTCATTGGCCTCTTCCTTCTTAGCAGTAGCATCCTTTTTTAGCTGCTCCATTTTACCTTTCAGTGATTTGATTTCAACATCCAAATCAGTCAAGGCCTTGTTGTACGCAGCAACGTCGGTTTTCAAAAGCTCTGCAAGATACTCCCACACCTGCTTTTTGCATAGAACCTTCTTTGTTTTGAGGTCTCTGACTATCTCGTTATTTTCTTTGATTTTCTTATTAAAGCCATCAATCAGAGTACCAATCTCAATGAGCAAACTATCAGTATCTTCTAAGGAAGCAATGGATGTCGGCTCTTTAATCTTTGCTGCAATTCTCTGTTTATTAATGGTTATCGCATCCACAAGAAGCTGAACTTTTACTTCATATTCTGACAAGTCTAATCCCGGCATAGCAGCAGATACATTGCCCTCCAGCGTTGCTACAACGGAATCCATCTCTGATTCATATGTTCTTTGAAAAGCATTAATCGCAGAGATGTCATCTTGATACTGTGCATCAAAGCATGCAGCTATTTCTTTATCAAAGTTAGACGGGAGTTTTTGCTGGCAATATGGGCATTTTCCGTCTGTCTGGCCAGCAAAATGAGTATGACCACTTCGTACCCAATCAGTAGCTTTTAGGGCTTTAATAAATTTTGCAAAGTCCGTATCACTGCTGCTGGAGATTGGTTTGCCCATCAATTCATATCCCGGCAGGGATGCATAGGTAACTTTACCAGCCTTAGACAGCATGTTGTACTGCTGTGCATCGCCAGAAAAAACGGTCCCATATAGAGTTTTTAAATCTTCAACATCATGAGCAACCGGCGTAATTGCTAAAATTTCTTGAGCGAATAATGCAGCCTTTTTCTTACCCTTAATAGCTTCATCGAATAGTGTTCTGGCTTCCGCACTCTTGCTCCAGCAGTCTGATTGAAATGTCGATAAAGCGGTATTCTTATCCGATGTTTTCTGGTCTATAGCGGCCTTATGTCCGTTATATTCCTCACCCATTTTCTTGCGTTCTGCATTGAGTGTATCGACCTGCTCTTGAATAGCAATATTAGTTTCATTTACGGTGAATACACCAGCAAGATTTCCATAGTTACGCAAGTTAGCATTTATAAAATCTGTATCATACACAAGAACATCATAGTCAGTTGATGCCTTCCCAGCTTGCCACTGTAAATGCTCATCGTTTGCCTTAAACGTTCGTGCAATGGTAGATTTGCCTGCACCATTCTTCCCATAGAAGAAATTTACATACGTCGGTTCTATAACCTCATTGGAAAATGTGGCATCGTTTAATGTTATTTTTTCTATTGCTGATTTCATTTTAGGGTTCATATGCAAATCTACCTCCTGCTTCTATTCTTTAATTTTTCCTTCTCTGACCCATTCGTCAACTTCAGAGATTTTGAATTTATATCGTTTTCCAGCTTTATATACAGGTAATTTTCCTTCTTTTATCCAAGTACGGACTGTATCCTGACTCAAACTTAGGTGTTCTGCTACATCTTCAAGGTTTACCCATTTTTCAACTTGCATGTTTTCATATTCTGCACTCATATTATTCCTCCATGTTCGATTCCAGATGAGTGGTTGCGTATTTACAAAGAAAAGACTTGTATCCCAGCTTCCCTTAATACCTCTACTGCATTTATCTTTTTTATTGCCCAGTGCATACGATTCAATTCATTCGTTCCGCTGCAGCCTTCGATTCCGAGTTCAAACCGAAGTTCATTTATTTTCTGCTGTGGTATCCAGTTGAGTATTTGATAATATACTTTGATACCGTTGTCCTGAATTTTCACATCAACAATCAACCCATAAGCTGCATAGTGGTCTGCGTCCGTTTTTCCATAAGCGTGGTTCTCAGTCGCAATAATTGCTGGATAGGTTTTCAACACCGAAATTGCATCATCCGACAAAGTCGCATAAGCTGCTTTCAATTCTTTTGACGTACTTTCCGTTATTGCTCTATCCTTGCGAACAAGGCAATGACAGTACTGAGGATTTAATTCATCATTCCCGACAACCAGAAGATTATAAAAATTTGTATTTAATGTAATGGTATGCGCTGCGCTAGGACTTCCCGGCATGGGTGGTGCTCCACCCACCATCATTACACTATAGGTATTATTCACTACATCCGTATGAGCTACTAACGTATTATTGTTACCGGGCAAATTAAATGTTGTATTCGGTGTTTGCGTTTGCAAAGCTCCCGGTTGTGATGGCTGTAATTTATTCTCCATCTTTTTTCTGCCCTCCATAATAATTGTTCGTAATGCTATCGACATGCTGAATGAAGCTATTATTATTTCCAGTCACATTAAAGTTGAAAACCATTTGCTGTTTTGACTTTTCTTCCTCCTGACGAGGTTCTTCATAGACTTCTTCAACGATTATATCATCTGGCGATTTATCGGCTTTATTATCAGCAACATCATCATCTTCAATGTAACTGAGTTTAATATCAACGGGCCAATTAACACCAATATCTCCAGCGTAAACCCTTTTTCCTCCACCTGTGGATGGACACCAAGAATCAAATGTTTCTACCCCAGCCGTATTATCAACATTACATACAGCGTAATGGAATATCCCTAACAAAAATGGCTGTAGGGAAATCTCTCTCATAGCAACAATATCTTTCTTCTGCATTGTTGTTCCGTCTTCCTTAACATAAAAGGATTGACTTTCATCTATACAATTATCTAAAGATATTAGTTCGACGAGTGCTTTCACGAGTAGCTCATCTTTTTTTATATCCCCTCCAGCATCGATGAATCTCTCCACAAAGGAACACATTTTTCTCAATGTATTTGCATACTCGTTCTTCACTCTTTCATCAAAAACTCTTATTGCTGTTTTATCACCGAACGGGAAGTAGCCTCCACCTGCATTTTTGCATTTTTTATATTCTGATGCATTACCTTGAATCGTTTTGATTTCAGTCGGCATCGGTGTCGCTAAATCTGAACGTATCACTCTAGCCAGACCAATCAAAGTTTCATATTCAGTTAATCCATCTTTTTTCCCTGCGTAGTGTTCATTTGCCCCCAGCAGTTGCTTTCTCGCCTCTAAAAGTAAGGTGAAGAATGTACCGCCACACAGTCTTAAATTTTCATTTTTTGTCATTGATTGTCCCTCTAATCAAAGTTACCTACTCAACTTACTTAACTGTGAATGGCAGGCCTACTCAACTTACTATTTTCTATCCCTGTGAAAAGCCACAGGGATTTTTTGATGTCTGTTGACCGTTGAATCTGATGAACATAAATCAGAACAACCCCCAACAAACCCCACTAAATCATTATAACACTTTCTGACACTATTTTCAATGTAGCGAACATGAACGAACAATGAACTCTACAGCGAAATATGCCGGAAAACTCTGTTTCCACCTGTGGCTGGTCACAAATTTACGCCAATCACAGGAGGAAAAAATAATGGCAAAAAACGCAAATCAGAGTAAAGAGTATCGTATCTACATTAAGGAATCCAAGAGCTGGGTGGACGTTAACAAGGAGTTCTACACGAACTATTACCGTGAAATCAACGCCTACCGAAAGCGTCAGCAGGAACATGGCCGTTGTGTCTGCCCTGCAAGCAAGCGCTACTTATGCGACATGGATTGCTTCACCTGTCCTTATGCCAAGGCTGGCGACCAGCTTTCTCTCGATAACACCGTGAGCGACGGTGACGGGAACGAAAAGAGCTGGCTTGAAGATGTACCGGATGAATCCGTAGCTATCGCTGAAGTGTTAGAGGATGCAGAGCTTCTTAATGCCCTCTACGCAAAGCTGAACGAGCTGGACCCGGAAGGCCGTCTTATCTGCCAGCTTATTATGGAAGGAAAATCGGAACGTGACTGCGGCAAGGAAATGGGCCTCTCTCGTAATACATTCGTGTATCGCAGGGACAAGCTGTTCCAGAAGCTCCGCTCCGAGCTTAAGGACTACATCTAATATGAATGGTCGTCCTCTGATTTTTCAGGGGACGATTTTTCTTTTCAAAAACTTTTTATATTTTTTCGGCCAAACGGCAATCTCACCTCCATTGAGTAGTGTAAGGCGAAACAAAGCGACCTACAGGAAGCGAGGTGAACATCGTGAAACAGACTTTTCACAACCGAAGCGGCACTGACGCAGAAGTGATTGCTACTCTCACTGCAATCAGTCAGGTATCCGCAAGAATGGCGAAGAATCTCAGAATCATCGCCGCACACAGACAATCCGAGAAAGGAGGAACAGTAAATGTCAAAAATGAGCGATATGGCTATGACCATCGAAGAGCTGAGAAATGCTGCCGCTGCTATTAACGATGCAGCAAACTGGCTCGCACAACAGTTTTCATCTGACGATAAGCAGCAAAATGAAAATATTACTGCTAAACCAGAAAAGAAAACAAAACCTGCACTGACTCTTAAGGAGGTTCGAGCTGTTCTGGCTGATAAATCTCGTGCCGGGCATACCGCTGAAATTCGAGAGCTTCTTAAAAAGTACGGTGCAAGCAAGTTGTCACTCGTAGACCCGAAACATTATGAAGCCCTGCTTAGGGAAGTGGAGGTGCTCTAATATGCCACCTAAAGGACATGCAATCCTCTCCGCATCCTCTTCTGACCGCTGGCTCCACTGCCCACCGTCAGCAAGGCTCTGCGAAACCTATGAGGATAAAGGCAGCAACTATGCTGCAGAAGGCACAGATGCCCACTCCCTTTGTGAATACAAGCTCCGCAAGGGTCTCGGAATGGAAGCTACAGACCCTACCGAGAATCTCGACTGGTACAGCGCTGAGATGGAGGATTGTGCCACCGGCTATGCCAGCTTCATCATGGAACTTTTGGAAGAGACCAAACAGACCTGCTCCGACCCTGTTGTTCTGATTGAACAGCGAGTGGACTTCTCTCGCTGGGTGGAACAAGGCTTCGGAACCTCGGATGCCATTCTCATCAGCGACGGTACCATGCACGTGATTGACTATAAACACGGTCTTGGAATTCTCGTATCCGCTGAGAACAATCCGCAGATGAAGTGCTACGCCCTTGGCGCACTGGAACTCTTCGATGACATCTACGACATCGATACGGTTAGTATAACCATCTACCAGCCTAGACGTCAGAACATTTCCACCTACGAGGTCAGCAAGGATGACTTGTATCAGTGGGCCGATGAAGTTCTGAAGCCTACCGCAGACCTTGCCTTTGCCGGGGACGGAAACTTCCTGTGTGGTGAATGGTGCGGATTCTGTACAGCAAAGCATGAATGCCGAGCTAGAGCTGAAGCCAATCTTCTACTCGCACAGCACGATTTCAAGCTGCCGCCACTGCTCACGGATTCGGAAATTGAAGTCATCCTCTCCCGTATCGACGAGCTGGTCTCTTGGGCAGGTGACATCAAGGAGTATGCACTCCAACAGGCAATCAGCGGTAAAGAATGGACCGGCTGGAAACTGGTCGAGGGTCGCTCCAACCGCAGATACACCAGTGAAGACGCCGTGTCGAAAGCTGTCGAAGCTGCTGGTTTTGACCCTTACGAAAAGAAACTGCTTGGTATCACAGCCATGCAAAAGCTGCTCGGTAAGTCTCGCTTCGAAGAGCTCCTTGCAGCCTATATCGAAAAGCCACAAGGCAAACCTACTCTTGTGCCGGAGAGCGATAAGCGCCCGGCAATGAATACAGCAAAAAATGATTTTATGGAGGAATACGACAATGAGTAAAAATGTAAAAATGACAAATCCCATGAAGGTTATCACTGGTCCTAACACACGCTGGAGCTACGCCAACGTCTGGGAACCAAAATCCATCAACGGCGGCACTCCGAAGTACAGTGTCAGCCTGATTATCCCGAAGTCTGACACCAAGACTGTCGCTAAGATTGAAGCGGCTATCGAAGCAGCCTACCGTGAAGGCGAATCCAAGCTCAAGGGCAACGGCAAGTCCGTACCGGCGCTTTCCGTACTTAAGACTCCTCTTCGCGACGGAGACCTTGAGAGACCGGATGACCCTGCATACGCTGGCAGCTACTTTGTAAATGCCAACGCCACTTCTGCTCCGGGCATCGTGGACGTAGACCGCAATCCTATCCTTACTCGTTCCGAGGTTTACTCCGGAGTCTACGGTCGTGCCAGCATCAGCTTTTTTGCTTTCAACAGCTCTGGTAATAAGGGCATCGCCTGCGGCCTTAACAATCTGCAGAAGATTCGTGATGGCGAGCCTCTTGGTGGTAAGGCATCTGCAGAATCCGACTTCGCAACTGATGACGATGATGATTTCCTTGATTAATGGAGGTGACAAACTATGGAGACAATCATGATTAGTACGATTCTTGTAAACATCTGTATCGGCTGCTTCGCTTGTGTGGGACTTGCTACTGCGGTCTCTATCATTCAGAGCATCATCAATGACCACAAGCGTGAAAAGCGTGAACAGGAAAAGGACAAGCGTGACCTCGAATACCATGAGAAGCGCATGAAGGACTTTAAGTAATCTATCAACCCGATGGCGGTGGCCCCACTGCCACCATCGACATTTTTCGACAAAAGGAGACCATCTATGAATGAATTTGCAGAAATCTTAAATCTATTTATTGCTAACGTCATCGCATACACCTTTTTTGTAGCGGTATATGGCTTCATCATTTATAACGTAGGGAAAATCATTCTCTATCTTATCCGCTATGCGGTATGCCACATCCGCCGTGACATCAATAAATACAAATCCAATAAAGATAAACAGTAACACGGCAGGCGGCAGGGATTTCTCTGCTGCCTGTTTTGTAGAAAGGACAATCTCATGAAAACACTCAGTATTGATATTGAGACCTACAGCGATGTACCTCTTCAGAAGACCGGTGTCTATCGTTATGTAGAGTCTCCCAATTTTGAAATCTTACTCTTTGCCTACAGTGTAGACAGCCAGCCCGTTCAGGTTATCGACCTTGCCTGCGGAGAACAGATTCCAAAAAAGGTCCTCCTTGCTTTGGAGGATGAAGCTGTCATCAAGTGGGCCTTCAACGCTACCTTTGAACGTATCTGCCTCTCTCGCTTCTTAGGTTATCCGACCGGAGAATATCTGGAGCCGGAAAGCTGGCGTTGCTCCATGATATGGGCCGCCACGATGGGACTCCCACTCTCCTTGGAAGGTGTTGGCGCTGTTCTGGGTCTGGAAAAGCAGAAGCTCTCAGAAGGAAAAGACCTCATCAAATATTTCTGCCAGCCTTGTGCTCCCACGAAAACCAATGGGCAGCGTACAAGGAATCGCCCCTTCCATGCTCCGGACAAATGGGCCATGTTCAAAAAATATAATATTCGTGATGTAGAGACCGAAATGGGTATCCAGCAGCGTCTTGCAAAGTTTCCGGTACCAGTTCAGGTCTGGGATGAATACCACATGGACCAAGAAATCAACGACCGTGGTGTACGTTTAGACATGGAGCTTGTTGCTGCTGCCATCGAAATGGATACTCGCTCCAGAACGGAACTGACCGAAACCATGAAGAAAATCACGGAGCTGGAGAATCCTAACTCCGTCCAGCAGATGAAGGCTTGGCTTTCTGACAATGGTTTGGAAACAGATACCCTTGGTAAAAAGGCTGTGGCAGAGCTCCTAAAGTCTGCTCCTCCAAAGCTCTCGCAGGTCCTTACCTTAAGGCAGCAGCTGGCCAAGTCATCTGTCCGCAAATATCAGGCGATGGAAAAGACCGTTTGCGCAGATGGTCGTGCCCGTGGCATGTTCCAGTTTTATGGGGCCAATCGAACCGGCAGATTCTCCGGTCGCAATATCCAGCTGCAAAACCTACCACAAAACCATCTATCAGACCTTGCGGAAGCACGCTCTTTGGTGCGCTCCGGTAACTTTGAAGCGGTAGAGCTTCTCTACGAAGATGTGCCGGATACACTATCCCAGCTCATCCGTACAGCTTTCATTCCCAGAGAAGGAACGCAATTTCTGGTAGCGGACTTTTCTGCTATCGAAGCCCGTGTCATCGCATGGTTTGCCGGTGAAAAGTGGCGTCAAGATGTCTTTGCCAAGGGCGGCGATATCTACTGCGCCTCTGCCAGCCAGATGTTCAAGGTCCCTGTTGAGAAGCACGGCATCAATGGCCACCTCAGACAAAAAGGCAAAATCGCTGAACTTGCCCTCGGCTACGGAGGTTCGGTCGGGGCCTTAAAAGCTATGGGCGCACTGGATATGGGGCTCACTGAAGAAGAGCTTCCTCCACTGGTCGATGCATGGAGGCAGTCCAACCCGAACATCGTCAAATTCTGGTGGGATGTAGACCGAGCTGTCATGGAAGCCGTAAAGTTCAAGCACACCACATCCGACTATGGTCTGACCTTCTCCTGCAGGAGTGGCATGCTCTTTATTACTCTCCCATCGGGAAGAAAGCTCGCATATGTGAAACCGAAGATTGGAACAAATAAGTTCGGTGGCCAGTGCATCACCTATGAAGGTGTCGGCGGCACTAAGAAGTGGGAACGCCTCGATTCCTATGGTCCGAAATTTGTCGAGAACATCGTGCAGGCCACTGCTCGTGATATTCTCTGTTATGCCATGCAGACACTCCGCTGCTGCTCCATTGTCATGCACATTCACGATGAAGTGGTCATTGAAGCGGACCCTCGCATGTCCTTAGATGCAGTCTGTGAACAAATGGGGCGTACTCCACCTTGGGCCAAGGGACTACTTTTAAGAGCTGATGGCTATGCGACACCTTTTTATAAAAAAGATTAGATTTTTTCGGCCAAACGGCAAACTCATCTCCATTTAGTAGTGGAGATAGAAAATTTCATTTCTGTTTTTCGTCAAAATGGGACATTCATCTCCAGTGGATATTAGAGATGGACGTCCTTTTTATGTCCATCCGGAAAGGAGGAACCTGACGTGTCAATCAGCAAATACAACAGCGAAGGCTATCCCGACCCTACTGCTTACGGCGCTCTTTCTTCTATCGAAAGTGAGCCCCATGCACTGCGTGCTTTCAGACCAATCGTATATATCTGCTCTCCCTTTGCCGGAGACATCGAAAAGAATGTAGCTGCCGCCAGAGCCTACAGCCGCTTTGCAGTGGAACAAGGATATATCCCCATCGCACCACACCTGCTGTTTCCACAGTTTTTGAATGATACCGACCAGAAAGAACGTGAACTCGGTCTTTTCTTCGGAAATGCCATCATGAGCAAGTGTTCTGAGGTCTGGGTCTTTGGATGTCATATCTCTTCCGGCATGGAAGCAGAAATCAAACGAGCCAAGTGGAAGAATTACCGCCTACGCTACTTCACTGAGAATCTTGAGGAGGTTTAACACATGTACGAAGTAAAAGAAAATTCAAGAATATAAAAAGACGGAACCGAAATCACGACCTATAGCAGAGATGTCGTCAGCTGCAACATTTTAGAGGCCGAAGCAGGAACCACCGGCTATCGTGGTGGTGATACCGGTCATGGTGGCCGCACTTATTTCCGTATTCAGGATGCAGCCTGCACGGACATGGAAATTCATAGCTATACCACTCGCTGCGGCAGTAACGGTTTTGAAGTCTGCCTCGGTGGTGACTGCGAGCTGGAGACCATGATTCGAGCTTTGAAATTTATCACCAAGGTTCTAGAAGAGGAATCCAAGGAGGTGTATGACTAATGTTCACCATTTATTCTGCGGACGTTACCGGCAATCCCGGTAACTGCTCCTATCCGCATAAGCATGTCATTTTAGATGAGGACAGCCTTAAAGCTGCCATCTGCCATGACTATGTCTGCGCCGAATATAAAAACAACTACCGCAATGGCGATAACTTTATCGGCAGCGACTGCCTTCCTGTGGATTGCGATAACGACCACTCTGAGAACTCGGATGACTGGGTCACTCCCGACGATATCATGCAGGCCTTTCCGGATGTCAGCTTTGCTATCCACTATAGCCGCTACAACAATCGTGAGAAAAACGGTAAAGCAGCAAGGCCGAAGTTCCATGTCCTGTTTCCAATCGAATATGTATCGGACGCCTCTCTTTACAGCGATATGAAGAAGCTGGTCAATTCTATCTTCCCATATTTCGATACACAGGCACTGGATGCCGCACGATTCTTCTTTGGAACGACCACTGCAGATGTTGCCCTTTATCCGGGCCGCATGAATCTGACTGAGTTCTTGGATGAGGACCTGTTCGATGAAGATTTACCGGACGGTCAATACGACGGCGCTGCTATTCCTGAAGGAAGCCGCAATGCCACCATGTCCCGTTTTGCCGGTCGTGTCATCAAAAAATACGGCGACAGCGACAAGGCATATCAGGCATTCATTGAAGAATCAGCAAAATGCGTACCTCCGCTGGAGGCATCCGAGCTTGCTACCATCTGGCACAGTGCCCAACGCTTTTATGCAAGACTCTCCCAGCAGGACGGCTACATTGCACCGGAAGTATATAACGACCCTTCCTGTTACAAACCGGGAGACTTCTCCGATGTTGGACAGGCTGAGGTGTTAGCAAAATACTTCTCTGGCGAACTCCGCTACTCTCCGGCCACCCACTTTATCCGATACTCCGACCATTACTGGCAGGAATCCGAACCGGGTGCGCAGGCAGTGGCTCACGAACTTACCAGAAGACAGTTAAAAGAAGCTGGTAACGATATGCTCGAAGCACTCGATAAGCTGAAAAACTCCGGCGCACAGTCTCTGCTTGATTCCATGACAAAAAACAAGGCAGAGCAGCTGATGAACGAGGACCAGCTGGAAGCCTATCAGGAATTTCTGGCTGCAAAGGCATATCAGCAGTTTGCTGTAAAGCGCAGGGACTCCAAGAACATTACTTCTACGCTTAAGGAGTCTCGTCCGATGCTGGAAATCTCACCTCGTGACCTTGATGCCGATTGCTTCGCCATGTGTACACCAGAAGCAACCTATGACCTGCGTAAAGGAATGGCTGGTGCCAGAGAACACCTGCCGGAGGACTTCATTACCAAAATCACATCGGTGTCTCCGAATTACAAGGGACAGCAGATTTGGTTGGACTGCCTTGACCTCATCTTTCAGGGCAATCAGGAACTCATCGATTACGTTCAGATGATTTGTGGTCTGGCCGCCATCGGCAAGGTTTACGTGGAGGCACTTATCATCGCCTACGGTGATGGACGCAATGGTAAGTCCACCTTCTGGAATGCTATCTCCAGAGTACTTGGCCTTTACTCCGGTAACATTTCTGCAGATACTCTCACCGTCGGATGCCGCAGGAACATCAAGCCGGAAATGGCTGAGGTCAAGGGTAAAAGGCTCCTCATTGCTGCCGAGATGCAGGAAGGTGCTCGTCTGAACGATTCAACCGTCAAGCAGCTCTGCTCCACCGATGATGTCTTTGCAGAAAAGAAATACAAGGACCCGTTTTCCTTCAAGCCTTGCCACACGCTGGTGCTTTACACCAACCATCTGCCTCGTGTCTCTGCATCCGATGATGGCATCTGGAGACGACTCATCGTCATCCCGTTCAATGCCAAGATTACTGGCAGCAGCGACATCAAGAATTATAGCGAGTATCTTTACGACAACGCTGGTGGCAGCATTTTAGCGTGGGTCATCGAGGGTGCCAAGAAGGTCATCGAGTCTAATTACCAGGTTCCCGTGCCGGACCTAGTGCAGAATGCCATAGATGAATACCGCAGCCAGAACGACTGGTTCGGTCACTTCCTTGCAGACAAATGTGAGGTCGACTCATCCTATAAAGAAAGCTCCTCTTCTCTTTATCAGGCGTACCGCAATTATTCTCTGGACTGCAACGAGTATGTGCGCAGTACCGCTGACTTCTACTTTGCTCTTGAGAAGGCTGGCTTTGAGCGAATCACCGTGAGCAGAAAGCGTTACTTTAAGGGTCTGCGCTTACATGAGGACACTGGTACAGACGAGGATTTTATGAATTAAGGCCCCTAATGACAAGGTGTATCAATGTGTTATATAAAACTTTTCTTAGACCTATAAAAATATCAATAAGAAAAAGTATGGAAAATACCATTGATACACCTTGCACCTCTTTAAATTAACGGCCTGATGGAGGACAAGTATGTTAGAAAAAACGATAGAAAAGAAACTAGCAACCGCGGTAAAAAAGGCTGGTGGTATCGCACCGAAGTTCGTGTCTCCTTCTTTCGCAGGGATGCCCGACCGCCTTATCTTATTACCTGATGGGAAGTTTGCCTTTGCAGAATTAAAGGCGCCGGGAGAATCCCCACGTCCATTGCAAAAAGCACGTCACAGGCTCCTTCGCTCTTTGGGCTTTCGGGTGTATGTGATTGACAGCATCGAGCAGATTGGAGGGATGATTGATGAACTTCGCACCTCATGATTATCAGGCCTACGCCATCGATTATATCAAGACACACCCTGTGGCAGCAGTTCTACTCGATATGGGTCTTGGAAAAACGGTCATCTCCCTGACTGCTATCGCAGACCTATTATTCGACAGCTTTGAAGCCCATCGCATTCTGGTGGTCGCCCCACTTCGAGTAGCCAGAGATACATGGCCTGCAGAAATCAGAAAATGGAAGCACCTAAAATCTCTGACCTTCGCTGTCTGTGTAGGAACACCAAAAGAGCGAAAAGCAGCTTTGATGGCTGGTGCAGACATCACCATCATCAATAGAGAAAACCTGCAGTGGCTCATTGAGTCCAGCGGCTTTACCTTTGACTACGATATGGTGGTCATCGACGAGCTCTCATCCTTCAAGAATCACAATTCTAAGAGGTTCAAGTCCCTGCTGAAGGTAAGACCTAGCGTCAAGCGTATCATCGGCCTGACTGGAACACCATCTTCCAACGGTCTTATGGATTTATGGGCTGAGTTCCGACTGCTGGATTTAGGAAAACGCCTCGGACGCTTCATTACCGAGTACCGAAACAACTACTTCGTGCCGGACAAGAGGAATGGTCAGATTATCTATTCCTATAAGCCGCAACCCTATGCAGAGGAACGCATCTACGGCCAGATTTCCGATATCACCATCTCCATGAAATCAACGGACCACCTGAACATGCCAGAGCTCATCTCCTCCGAATACGAGGTCCATTTATCTAATGATGAAGTGACCCGATACGAGGAATTGAAGCAGGAGTTGGTGTTGGAACTCCCTAATGGGGAAATTACTGCTGCCAATGCTGCTTCTCTCACCGGAAAGTTATCTCAGCTTGCCAACGGTGCCATTTATTCGGATACCGGTGACACTATCGAGTTCCATGATAGAAAGCTGGATGCTCTGGAAGATATCATCGAATCTGCAAACGGCAAACCGGTCCTTGTGGCTTACTGGTTCAAGCACGACCTCTCCCGTATCAAGAAACGCTTCGATGTGAGAGAAATAAAATCCAGTAAGGACATCACCGACTGGAATGCCGGAAAGATACTGGTCGCAGTCATCCACCCGGCCTCTGCCGGTCATGGACTCAACCTGCAGGCTGGTGGTTCCACTCTCATCTGGTTCGGGCTGACATGGTCACTGGAATTATATCAGCAGACCAACGCCCGTCTCTGGAGACAGGGCCAGACTTCCGGAACTGTGGTGATAGAACACATCATCACAAAAGGAACCATCGATGAGCGCATCTTAAAGGCTCTCTCCAAAAAGGAACTGACCCAGAATGCACTTATCGATGCGGTAAAAGCAAATCTATGACAATCTTCGACAAAATACGACAATCCGTGCCAATCCGAGGGAAATCTATTTTTTCGGAGGTACCAATCAATGACTGCAAAAGAATACTTATCTCAAGCACGCTACTTGGATAATAGAATCAAAAGCAAACTGTTACAGATAGATTCCTTAAATGAATTAGCTACCCGTTGCACACCGTCCTACTCCGATATGCCCAAGAGCCCTAACCGTGAAGGCTCTCGAATGGAATCCGCCATTCTTGACATCATCGAGCTGGAGGATGAAATCAGCAAAGACGTTGTGGAGCTGGTGGCGTTAAAGAAGGAAATCGTAGAGGTTATCAAACAGGTCGGCAATACAGAATACCAGACCTTGCTTGAGGAACGCTACCTCTGCTTTATCACATGGGAGCAGATTGCTGTTGATATGGGATATGAGCTTCGTTACATCCACAAACTTCATGGAAAGGCACTGGAAGAAGTAAAAGTTCCTGCTTCCTATGAAGGTGGACATGAAATGACATAGAAAGACACTAAGCTCTTCTGATATTATTATACTAGCGAAAGTGAGAATCGCAGAAAGCCTTGTGGGACGAGTCCTGCAGGGCTTTTCTTATACCCAAACGGAAGGAGGAATACGATGCCAAGAAAACCAAAATGTCCCTGCTCCTATCCCGGTTGCCCTAATCTGACAGACGGACGCTTCTGTCCGGAGCATGAAAAGAAGGAAGCCAAACGCTACGAGAAGTACGACCGAGACCCAAATACCAAACGTCGCTACGGACGTGCATGGAAACGTATCCGTGACAGCTATGCTGCTGCCCACCCTCTTTGTGAGAGATGCCTTGATAACGGTGTCTACACACCAACTGAGCAGATACACCATGTGAAGCCCCTCTCCCAAGGCGGCACGCATGATAGAGAGAACTTGATGGCTCTTTGCAAATCCTGCCATGCCAAGATTCATGCGGAACACGGCGACCGTTGGCACAACCGGTAGGGGCGGTCCACTTCTCTACGGTGAAGTCACCGGGGAACGGGCGTGGGGTCTCACGCACAAAGTCGCAATTTCAAACGGGGTATATAGGCCCCTGAACTGGAGGTGTAAAAAATGGCTAAGGACGGTACCAACCGTGGCGGCGCTCGTATCGGCGCTGGAGCCAAGAAAAAGCCCTTAGCTGAGAGAATCGCAGAGGGAAATCCGGGCAAACGTGAGTTGACTGTCATCGACTTTACAGACAGCACCGTCGATTTAGAAGGTCAGCCGATGCCCAAACCATCCAAGATGTTATCTGCTAAGCAAAAGAACGGCAAAAAGCTCGTTGCTGCAGATGTCTACAAGAAAACATGGAACTGGCTGCATGAACGTGGCTGTGCTGCTCTCGTCTCTCCGGAGCTTTTGGAGCGCTACGCCATGAGTGTTGCTCGTTGGATTCAATGTGAGGAAGCTATCACAGAGTTTGGATTCCTTGCAAAACATCCGACGACCGGCAATGCTATCCAGTCTCCCTATGTGGCCATGAGTCAGAACTTCATGAGCCAGACCAATCGTCTCTGGATGGAGATATACCAAATTGTAAAAGAGAATTGTGCCAGCGAATACAAGGGTGCTACTCCACAGGATAATGTAATGGAACGCCTCTTGATGGCACGGAAAGGAAACTGATATGGATTTTTCTAAATTTATGATATTGCTCAAGCAGCATCGCAAGCATTTAACCTTCCAGCAGTTCAGCACGCTCAAAGGTCAGGCCAGAGCCGGTGATGTAAATGCCGCTTTCAATGGCTTACAGAAATTGCTGCAAAGGAGGACTGCATCATGCTGATTGAAAAGAAAAATGTCAAGGAGCTGATTCCTGCAGATTACAATCCTCGTAAGGATTTAAAGCCCGGTGACAAAGAATACGAAAAACTGAAGCGCTCCATCGAACAATTCGGATATGTGGAACCGGTCATCTGGAATGCCACGACCTCTCGCATTGTTGGTGGCCACCAGCGTTTGAAGGTCCTAATCGACATGGGCATTACAGAAGTAGAATGTGTAATTGTCGAGCTGGATGAGGATAAAGAAAAAGCACTCAATGTAGCCCTTAATAAAATTAGTGGTGAATGGAATAATGACAAACTGGCCCTGCTCATCGCCGATCTGCAAGGGACTGACTTTGATGTCTCTCTCACCGGTTTTGAACCAGCGGAGCTAGAGGACCTCTTCCGTGAAGATACAAAAAAGGGTGTGCGGGATGATGATTTCGATGTAGATTCCGAGCTTGCAAAGCCTACCTTCTCCAAATCTGGTGACCTGTGGCTCCTTGGAGATCACCGCCTTGTCTGTGGTGATTCCACAAAATCTGAAACCTACGAGCTTCTGATGAACGGAAAACAGGCAAACCTTGTCGTGACGGACCCTCCGTATAATGTCAACTACGAAGGCAGCGCCGGTAAGATTAAGAACGATAATATGGAAAACAGTGCTTTCTATCAGTTCCTACTGGATGCCTACACTCGCATGTACGAGTCAATGGCAGATGACGCTTCTATCTACGTCTTCCATGCAGACACCGAGGGTCTTAACTTCCGCAGAGCATTTGCTGATGCTGGTTTCTACCTTTCTGGCTGCTGCATCTGGAAAAAGCAGTCCCTTGTCCTCGGACGTAGCCCTTACCAGTGGATGCATGAGCCTTGCCTCTTCGGGTGGAAGAAATCCGGCAAGCATCAGTGGTATACCGGACGCAAGGAAACGACCATCTGGGAATTTGATAAGCCTAAGAAGAACGGCGACCATCCGACCATGAAGCCTATCCCTCTTCTGGCTTATCCGATTATGAATTCCAGCATGACCAATTCTCTGGTCCTTGACCCATTTGGTGGTTCCGGCAGCACGCTTATCGCCTGTGAACAGACCGGTCGTATCTGCCATACCATCGAGCTGGATGAAAAGTTCTGCGATGTCATCGTCAAGCGCTACATTGAGCAGGTCGGTTCCTCTGCAAAGGTCTCCGTCATCCGTGATTGCTTGACCTATTCCTATGATGAAATCGCACCGAAAGCTGAGGATGCCACTCTTTTGTAAGTAGGTAGAGTACACAATTCAGAAGGCACATATTTGTCGATATTTTTCTCCGATATCGCTTGCTATTATGTGCCTTCAGAGTGATATATGTACTACCAAAACAAAGGAGGATACCCACATGAATATCATCATAAACGTAACCGAAAGAAAGCCGCTGGCAGCCCTGCTTGGCGAGTACAAGAACACCAAACCGAAATACCTGAGAGCCCCTTCCTACGGCTACCAGATTGGTGACCTTCTTCTTACCAGAGAAGGAAATATCGAAGGCCCGGACACTATGACCAAGGAAGAATTCGACGAGCTTCTCACCCTCTTGGATGCAGGCGGCTATCGTCCAGAAGAGACAGACTTTCACCCGGCTGAGGTGCAGGGAGCGGCACCTACGGAAGAAACTGGCCTTACCATTACCATTCCGCTAGATAAGGTCAAAGTTGGAAACCTGACCAACCTTCTGGATGCCAAAGGCTCTCTCATTAAGCATGCTCTTCACATTGAGGACCTGCGATTTGAATTGAACAAGGACAGCATTTCCTTCCCTTGGTTCAAAGAACTTCCTGAACCGGATGAAGTCCACGCCTACAGTGCACTAATTGCAGCCCTTTGCAAAATGAGCAAGGAGCAGAAACGAATCAGCGCTACTGTAAAGCCGGTCGACAACGAACGCTACGCTTTCCGCTGCTTCCTTCTCCGCCTCGGCTTCATCGGTGATGAATACAAAACAGACCGCAAAATCCTGATGAGATATCTTCCGGGCAACAGCGCATTCAAAGGAGGTGAAGGCCATGCGATTTCCAAGTAAGGAACAGGTGGCCAGACAGCGCCGCCTTTATCCAACAGGCACCCGTGTGGAGCTGGTCCAGATGGACGACGCACAGGCCCCTCCGGTGGGCACACGTGGCACCGTCATTGGTGTCGACGATACCGGAAGCATCATGGTAGCTTGGGACAATGGCTCAGGACTCAACGTCATTTACGGCGTTGACCGCTGCAAAAAAGTCCCAATCGACGACTAAAATACACAGATTTTCCTACGGATATTTGTGTACTATATGGCTCGAATTGACTTGCTATTATGTGCCTTTAGAGTGATATATAGTACTACCAAAAGGGAAAACACATTTTTAGGAGAAACCTACCATGAAAGAAATCAGAACATTTGAAGAAGCCATCGAGCAGAACACAAGAAGCCTGAAGGAACTCGGAATCAACGGAACCTTATTCTGGGCTTACAGAACCAGCAAGGAAACCGGAAACGAGCTCATCGACTTCAACGAGGTCATTTGGGATTACGACATCGAAGAAATCGCCCAGATCTTGAGAGCCAACGACATCACCGAATTCACCATCAGCTCCACCTTCTCAAGCCTCATCGAAACCCTCGCAGCCTTCGAAAAACAAGGAATCAGCATGGCAGGCCTTACCACGGTAAAGGCACGCTACACCGATTGGAAGACCGGCAAACACGCCCTCATCCCTGCAATCAAGATGACGATAAAGGAGGCATAAACCATGTGGAAAGAAGGAATCATCGGAATCCCAACAAAGGACGGAGAATACAAGAAGGTTAAATACTGGGTCAAGCACTTTGATGAGCCAAGTGAAGACTACGGCATCAACGGCGGTAAGATTTCCAAGCTCAGCCTGAAGATGGACGGCGAGTGGATTGCCAACTACGACAGAGGCTGGGACATCAAACCAACCTGCAAAGAAGCAGAAATGGCGCTTTGCATTCTTCTGAACGAACACAACTAACCACCTGAAAAGAATATCAGGCAGGACGGTCCCGGATGGGGCTGTTTCTCGTTATAGACGTCGCCACTGGGCGGCTATTTTTATTTCTGCGAAAGGAGGCGCATACATTTGCGTAAACTTGAAAACTACACACCGACACGCTTCATGGCTGCGGACTCCACCTATAGTAAACAGATGGCGGATTACGCAGTCAATTTTATTGAGTGTCTCTGCCATACCAAAGGCACATGGGCCGGTAAACCCTTTGAGCTCATAGACTGGCAGGAACAGATTATCAGAGATATCTTCGGAACCTTAAAGCCAAATGGCTATCGCCAGTTCAATACTGCCTATGTAGAAATTCCTAAGAAAATGGGAAAGTCCGAGCTTGCTGCTGCCGTCGCCCTGCTCCTTACCTGTGGTGATGGTGAAGAACGAGCTGAAGTTTATGGATGTGCAGCTGACCGCCAGCAGGCAACTATCGTTTTTGACGTAGCTGCTGACATGGTGCGTATGTGTCCTGCACTGAATAGGCGAGTCAAAATCCTCGCTTCCCAGAAGCGTATCGTCTACCAACCGACCAACAGCTTCTATCAGGTACTATCCGCAGAAGCCTACTCCAAACACGGCTTCAACATTCACGGAGTTGTTTTTGATGAGCTGCACACTCAGCCGAATCGAAAACTCTTTGATGTTATGACCAAGGGCTCTGGTGATGCCAGAACGCAGCCACTCTACTTCCTTATTACGACTGCCGGAACAGACACCAACAGCATCTGCTATGAAACTCACCAGAAAGCTAAGGATATCCTAGAAGGCAAAAAGATTGACCCGACCTTCTATCCTGTCATCTACGGTGCCGATGAAACCGATGACTGGACGGACCCAGAGGTCTGGAAGAAAGCAAACCCTTCTCTCGGTATTACAGTCGGTATCGATAAAGTCGAAGCTGCCTGTGAATCTGCCAAGCAGAATCCCGGTGAGGAGAACTCCTTTAGACAGCTCAGGCTCAATCAATGGGTCAAGCAGGCTGTCCGCTGGATGCCAATGGAGAAATGGGATGCTTGCTCTTTCAAGGTTGATGAAGAAGCGCTGGAAGGCCGTGTTTGCTACGGTGGTCTGGACCTTTCTTCCACAACGGATATTACAGCCTTCGTGCTGGTATTTCCTCCGTTGGATGAGGATGATAAGTTCTGTATTCTTCCGTACTTTTGGATACCGGAAGATACGCTGGAGCTTCGAGTCCGACGAGACCATGTCCCTTACGACGTCTGGGAACGACAAGGCTTTCTGGAGACCACCGAAGGAAATGTCGTCCATTACGGTTACATAGAGAAATTCATCGAGCGACTTGGAGAACGCTTCAATATTAGAGAAATTGCCTTTGACCGCTGGGGAGCTGTCCAGATGGTACAGAATCTTGAGGGTATGGGCTTTACCGTTGTTCCTTTCGGTCAGGGATTTAAGGATATGTCCCCACCGACCAAGGAACTCATGAAACTGACACTGGAGCAAAAGCTGGCCCACGGTGGACATCCGGTACTCCGCTGGATGATGGATAACATCTATATCCGTACCGACCCAGCAGGTAATGTAAAAGCTGACAAAGAAAAATCCACAGAGAAAATCGACGGTGCTGTCGCTACTATCATGGGACTCGACCGTGCTATCCGCTGTGGAAATAATACCGATGCTTCTGTCTACGACGACAGAGGCATTTTGTTTATATAAAAATGGAGCTCTTGTTTTTACTCAAAAGCTCCATTACTGTTTATTTATTTGAATTTATGATTCCTTCAATATCACGGCCACCGTAGAATATTCGAGCTACTGTAACTGCCATTTCCTCGTCATCAACAAGGTAGTACACAATAAAGTTGTCTACAGGAAGCTGATGCATTTTCATCGAATGCCAAGGCTCCCAGTCAACTAACGCATAACGAGCTGGCATGAAATCCAATGAACGAACCTCTTTTCGGATGCGGCCCAGCTGAGCGGTAGCAGTTTCTGGAACAAGGAGTTCATTCGCAATGTACGAATAGATCTCACGTAAGTCGTCAAGCGCATCTACAGAATAGCCTACTTTATAGCTATCTGTCATATGCCAAACTCCTTTGCAAGTGCCACATCGACTTCATCTGCAGAATATACCTTTCCTGCTTTGATGGAATCAACACCCTTCTGGAGTTCTGCATCAAGCTGTTCTCTGGTCATTGCACCAACAGCTAATGGCTTAGAAGAAGGAAGTTTCAGTTCAAATGGCATACCCTTCTTCAGTACAATCTGGCTATAAAGCATCTGAATTGCACTGGATGGAGAAATGCCAAGCTGAGAAAGAATGCTCTCAGCATTATCCTTGAGATTGGTATCTATTCTTGCATAAACAGCAGATGTATTTGCCATAATATCGCCTCCTTTTTCTTTATTATATCCGTTTTTGCTTGCGATTGCAAGCATTTGCATAGATTATTATATGACAAAACTTTGAATTTTATACGCCCTTTGCGGCAGAAAGGAATATTTATGGGATTCTTATCAGGACTGTTTCACTCAAGAGACAAGCCCACCAACAGTACAAACGGCAGTGCCTACCGCTTTCTCTTTGGTGGAAGCAACTCCGGCAAAACCGTCAATGAACGAAGCGCCATGCAGATGACTGCAGTCTATGCCTGCGTCAGGATTCTCTCCGAATCCATCGCTGGGCTTCCGGTCCATGTCTATAAATACACGGACTCTGGCAGCAAAGAAAAAGCTATCAAGCATCCATTATATCGATTAATACACGATGAGCCAAATTCGGAAATGACCTCCTTTGTCTTCCGTGAGACCTTGATGACACACCTGCTCCTTTATGGAAATGCCTATGCGCAGATTATCCGAAATGGCAAGGGTGAAGTCGTCGCTCTCTATCCGCTGATGGCCAATCGAATGAGTGTAGACCGTGACGATAAAGGTCACCTCTACTACCAATATCAGATGCAGGACTCCGATGCACCTACCATGAAAAATGGAACGGTCATCCTGAAACCGTCGGATGTGCTCCATGTTCCGGGTCTTGGCTTTGATGGTCTGGTCGGTTACTCTCCCATCGCTATGGCGAAGAACGCTATCGGTCTTGCCATTGCTACGGAGGAATATGGTGCTAAGTTCTTTGCAAACGGAGCCACACCGGGAGGCATTCTAGAGTATCCCGGAACAGTAAAAAATCCGGAAGCTGTCAGAGAAAGCTGGACCAAAGGCTTCTCTGGGAACAATTCTCATAAGGTAGCAGTTTTGGAAGAAGGCATGAAATATACGCCTATCTCCATCTCCCCAAATGAAGCACAGTTTTTGGAGACCAGAAAATTTCAGATTGATGAAATAGCTCGAATCTTTAGAGTGCCGCCTCACATGGTCGGTGATCTGGAAAAATCGAGCTTTTCTAATATTGAGCAGCAATCTCTAGAATTTGTGAAGTACACCTTGGAGCCTTGGATTGTCCGTTGGGAACAGTCCATCAATCGTGCCCTTCTATCCGAATCGGAGAAGGCTGCTTATTTTGTAAAGTTCAATGTCGACGGCCTCTTACGTGGCGATTATCAAAGCCGTATGAACGGTTACGCTACGGCAAGACAGAACGGCTGGATGTCCGCAAATGATATCCGTGAACTTGAAAACCTAGACCTCATCCCACCGGAACTTGGTGGTGACTTATATCTCATCAACGGAAACATGACCAAGCTGGAGGATGCAGGAATATTCGCAGCGACCACTGCTGCCGGAAAGGAGGACGAGAACGATGAAGAAGTTCTGGAAGTGGAAGAAGCAGACGGTGACCAATCAGGAGACACAGGAGCAGACACTGGAGAGGACGCTGTTTCTAAACGGCACCATCGCAGAGGAAAGCTGGTTTGACGATGATGTCACACCTAAGCTCTTTCGAGATGAGCTGTTTGCCGGAAACGGAGACATCACCATTTGGATTAACTCTCCGGGAGGCGACTGTGTGGCCGCAGCCCAGATTTACAACATGATGATGGAGTATCCCGGCAATGTCACCGTAAAGATTGATGGCATCGCAGCCTCTGCTGCATCCGTCATCGCTATGGCAGGTACAAAGGTGCTGGTATCTCCGGTATCCATGCTCATGATTCATAATCCGATGACTGCTGCTATGGGCGACACCACTGAGATGCAGAAGGCTATCGCCATGCTGGATGAAGTCAAGGAATCCATCATCAACGCCTACGAAATCAAGACTGGTATGAGTCGTGCCAAGCTCTCCCATCTCATGGATGCAGAGACTTGGATGGATGCGCATACGGCCATCGATATGGGCTTTGCCGATGAAATCCTGACAAGACCAGCGGATACACCGGTAGAAAATAACGCTACTGGTCCGATGCTCTTCTCCCGTGCAGCTGTGACCAACTCCCTTATGGATAAGCTGGCTGCCAAATGCCGCATCAAGAAACCTGAAACACCGGAACGCTCCGTAGATACACTCATGGAGCGTCTTGACCTAATCAAACAACACATTTAATGGAGGTATTCGATTATGACTATTTTAGAACTGCGTGAAAAGCGCAACACTGCATGGAATGCTGCAAAGGCATTTCTTGATTCTCACCGTACCGAGAAAGGTACTCTTACTGCCGAGGATGATGCAACCTACTCCAGAATGGAACAGGAAATCGCTGACCTTGGCAAAGAAATCGCTCGTCTGGAAAGACAGGAAGCATTGGAGGCAGAGCTCAATAAGCCAGTAAACAAGCCTCTCACTTCTAAGCCTGTTACTGCAGCTGAGAAGCCTGCAAAGACCGGTCGTGCTTCTGATGAATATAAAACTGGCATGCTTCAGGCACTTCGTACCAACTTCCGTCAGGTATCTAATATCCTGCAGGAAGGTGTCGATGCCGATGGTGGCTACCTTGTTCCGGAGGAATATGACAGTCGTTTGATTGATGTTCTTACCGAAGAAAACATCATGAGAAGTCTTGGACACACTATCACGACTTCCGGTGAGCATAAGATCAACATCGCTGCTACGAAACCTGCGGCTGCATGGATTGAGGAAGGTGGCGCACTTCAGTTTTCTGATGCGACCTTCAGTCAGATCCTTTTGGATGCGCACAAACTCCATGTTGCTATCAAGGTAACCGAAGAACTTCTCTATGACAATGCCTTCGGTCTTGAAAATTACATCATCGATCAGTTTGGTAAGGCTTTGGCAAATGCCGAGGAGGATGCATTCCTCAACGGTGACGGTTCCGGCAAACCGACCGGCCTTTTCGCTGCGACTGGCGGCGGCACGATAGAAGGTACGCTTTCTGCTGCGATCAAGTCTGATGATATGCTTGACCTGGTATACGCTCTTAAGCGTCCGTATCGCAAGAATGCAAGTTTCATCATGAATGATAAGACGTTGGCACAACTCCGCAAGCTGAAGGACAACAATGGTGCATACATCTGGCAGCCTTCCTATCAGTCCGGTGAACCGGATAAGGTACTTGGCTATGCCGTTCATACCTCTGCGTATGCACCGGAGAATGCTATCGCTTTCGGTGATTACAGCTATTACACCATTGGTGATCGTGGTACTCGTTCCTTCAAGCAACTCACTGAGCTTTTTGCAGGCAACGGTATGATTGGCTATGTAGCAAAGGAACGTGTCGATGGTAAACTGATTCTTCCGGAAGCAGTACAGATTTTGAAACTCAGTGGTTCTTCTAAGGGCTAAGGATAAAGGTGGCGTCATCTCCGGGTGGCGCTGCCTCATTTTATGATAGGAGGCGATAACGATGATTGTCACTTTAGAAGAAATGAAACAGTATCTCCGAGTGGACTTTGACGATGACGATTCCCTCATTGAAACGCTCATCACATCGTCTACACGCCTCTGCATGGATATCACAAGGCAAGATAAAGATGCCTTTGAAGAAAGCGAAAACGCAAAGCCAGCAGTCTATTATGCAGTGGCCTATCTCTACGAGCACCGTGAGGAAGCAGACCACCATGCTCTGACACTGACTTTGCGCTCTCTTCTCTTCGGTTACAGAAAGGAGGCCTTCTGATGAATATCGAGCTACTCAATGTCCGTATCTTCATTCAGAAGAATGAAGTCATCTCCGATGCAATTGGAAATCGAAAGAACGCTTGGAAAGATTACTACACCTGCTATGCCACCGTTAGTGCAGAAGCTGGAAAGGAATCCACCGATGCTGGTCTTGTCGTGGATGATTCCAAGATTGATTTTACGATCCGTTACTGCAAGAGGGCTGCTGCTCTTACCTCTACTGGATATCGAGTACAGTTTGAAAGTGAACTATACGATATTTTGGCAGTAGACCATATGAATTTTAAGCGAAAATGTATCAAACTCTCCTGTCAGAAAGTGAGGCGGTGACATGGCCCAGAAAGTTAAGATTGATGGCCTTGCTGATGCCGTTATGAAGGAACTGACCGAATATGCAGACCTCGCCACAGTAGATATGAAGGCAGCTGTCAAAAAAGCCGGTAATACGGTAAAGAAGCAAATCCAAGGTTCTGCTCCAAAAGACACCGGTGCCTACAGCAAAAGCTGGTCTGTGAAGAACACCAAGGAAACCTCCAAATCGCTGGAGGTCACGGTGTATTCCAGAAACCGTTATCAGTTAGCCCACCTTTTGGAATTTGGTCATGCCAAGCGTGGCGGTGGTCGTGTGGCTGGTCGTTCCCATATCGCTCCTGCAGAGGAAGCCGGTATCAAAGAACTGGAATCTGAGATTGAGAGGTGTCTGAAAAATGGATAGATTACTGCAAATCCTATCGGAGATGGCCCTGCCCTTTGCCTATGACCACTTTTCTGAGGGCGAGTCGCCAAATCCACCCTTCATCTGCTACCTGCTTCCGGGAAGTGATAACTTCTCCGCAGATGGCCGTGTCTACTACAAAATTAGTGAGGTCCATATCGAGCTCTACTGTGATAGTAAGGCCCCGGCATTAGAAGCAACACTGGAAGCTGTGCTTGATGAGCACGGCATTTTTTATAACAAAACAGAGGTCTGGATTGAGAGCGAAAAGCTCTATGAAGTCCTCTACACATTTGAAATGGAGGTTTAATCAACATGGGTAATAAAGTCAAATATAACCTGAAAAATGTTCATGCCGCCAAGCTCACTCGTGGCGAGGACGGCTCCTTTACCTACGCAAAGCCGAAAGCTATCCCCGGCGCAGTCAGCATCAGCTTGGATGCCGAGGGCGATAGCTCTCCGTTCTATGCTGACGGTATCGTATATTTCCGTTCCACTGCAAACAACGGTTACAGCGGTGATTTGGAAATCGCACTCATCCCTGAATGGTTCCGTACAGAAATTCTGAAGGAAGAACTGGACACCAATGGCGTGCTTATTGAAAAGGCAAACATCACCGAGCTTGAGAAGTTTGCATTGCTCTTCGAGTTTGATGGCGATGTCAGAAGCATCCGTCATGTGCTCTATAACTGCACTTCCTCTCGTCCGTCCATCGAGTCTGAGACCAAGGAAGATACCATCGAGCCGGGCAAGGAGAAGCTCACGCTTACTGCTGACCCTAGAGAAGATGGTCTTGTAAAGAGCCGCACCGGTGATGAAACTGATGCAGAAACCTATAAGAACTGGTACCAGCAGGTATATGTGCCGGTGCCTAAGACAGAAGGATAAGGAGGACGTAAGACATGTTAGAAAAAACAATCGATATTGGTGATAAACAGGTCAAGTTCCGTTCCTCCGCCACTATCCCCAGACTCTATCGTATGAAGTTCAAGCGTGATATCTTCAAGGACCTCTCACGTCTTGAGTCTTCCTACAAAGGCAACTCGGATGATGGTTCCTCCTTCGAGATTGAGGACTTGGAGATTTTCGAGAACGTGGCCTATATCATGGCCTACCATGCAGACCACAGCATCCCTGCCACCATCGATGACTGGCTGGATGAATTCGAGATGTTCTCCATCTACGAGGTGCTTCCTGAAATCCTTGAACTCTGGGGCATGAATCTTCAGACCGAAATCGAATCTAAAAAAAACTTCATCGCAGTAGCAGGGAAATGACCACACCGTTGTTCATCCTGCGTTGCATAGAAATCGGTATCTCTATCCGAGACCTTGACCTTCTGACCATCGGAATGGTGATGGACATCTGGACGGAAAAGGCAAACGACGATGTGAAATACCAGCAAATTGCAACACAGGAGGACTTCGATAAATTCTAAGGAGGTGACGTACACGTGGCAAACCGAATCAAAGGTATCACCGTAGAAATTGGTGGCGATACGACCGGCCTAGATAAAGCCTTAAAGTCGGTCAATACTTCCATCCGAACAACGCAGTCTGCCTTAAAGGACGTCAACCGACTTTTGAAGCTGGACCCATCAAACACAGAACTTCTTGCACAAAAGCAAAAACTTTTAAAGGATGCAATCGGAGCCACCAAGGAAAAGCTGGATGCACTGAAGGTAGCACAGGAGCAGGCCAAACAACAGCTGGAAAACGGTGAACTCGGTCAGGACAAATATGACGCACTTCAGCGTGAAATTATAGAAACCGAGGAAGAATTACGACGCCTGCAGCAAGAAGCTGCCACAACAAGCACTACGCTTTCAAAAATTGATGTAGCTGGACAAAAAATGGAATCCGTCGGTAATTCTATCGCCGGGGCCGGTAAAAAAATGATGGGCATAACCACTATAATTGGTGGCGTTGGTATCGCCGCAGTAAAGACAGCAGCTGACTTTGACTCTGCTATGAGTCAGGTGGCTGCTGTTTCTGGTGCTACCGGCGATGACTTTGATGCCCTTCGAGACAAAGCCCGTGAAATGGGTGCAAAAACAAAATTCTCTGCAACAGAAGCTGCAGAGGCAATGAATTACATGGCGATGGCTGGATGGAAAACCGGAGATATGCTGGATGGCATCGAAGGTGTTATGAACCTGGCTGCCGCCTCCGGTGAGGATCTTGCGACAACTTCGGATATCGTAACAGATGCCCTCACCGCTTTTGGCCTTACCGCCAAGGATTCCGGTCACTTTGCTGACATTCTTGCCGCTGCATCCTCCAATGCGAACACGAATGTTTCTATGATGGGAGAAACCTTTAAATACTGTGCACCGATTGCCGGTGCCCTTGGTTTTTCTGCAGAAGACACTGCTGAAGCCATCGGCCTTATGGCCAATGCCGGTATCAAATCCACGCAGGCCGGTACTGCACTTCGTACTATTATGAACAACCTTTCCGGCGATATAAAAATCAGCGGTAAGGCCATCGGAGATGTCACCATTGCAACCACAAACGCAGACGGTTCCATGCGCAGCCTTTCTGATATCTTAGGCGACTGTCGAACAGCGTTTGGCAGCCTCACAGAGTCAGAAAAAGCGCAGACAGCTGAATCCCTTGTAGGCAAAAATGCCATGTCCGGTTTTCTTGCACTGATGAATGCCGCCCCTGCAGATGTCGACAAGCTCTCCGGTGCAATTGCAAACTGCGATGGTGTCTCTGAGAAAATGGCAACAACCATGCAGGACAACCTTGCCGGTCAGCTGACCATCTTAAAATCACAGCTTCAGGAGCTTGCCATTTCCTTTGGTGATATTCTGATGCCTGCCATCCGTTCTATCATCTCGAAACTCCAAGGCTTCGTGGATAAGCTAAATGGGATGGATGAAGGTACCAAGAGGACCATTGTTACCATTGCTCTTTTGGTCGCCTCAATCGGACCGCTACTAATTATCATCGGAACGACCATATCGAAAATTGGTGTGGCGATGCAGGGCTTTGTAAAACTGGCCAATGGCGTCAGTAAATTAAAAGTTGCCATCCAAGGTGGTACCGGTATCCTCGGTAAGCTGGGTGCTGCACTTGGTGGTGTCTCTGCTCCCGTGTTGGCAGTTGTTGCAGTCATCGCTGTTTTGGTGGCTGCCTTTGTTCATCTTTGGAGGACCAACGAAGACTTCCGTGATGCCATTATCGGAACATGGAATCGTATCAAAGATACTATTTCCGGCTTCTGTCAAGGAATCGTAGACAGACTAAATGCGCTAGGATTTCAGTTTACAGATATCGTGGATGTACTAAAAACCGTCTGGGATGGATTTTGTCAGATTCTCGCTCCTATCTTTGAAGGAGTGTTTAATCACATCGCCAATATTCTCTCCACTGTGACTGGTGTCATAACCGGTATCCTTGATGTCTTTATCGGCATCTTTACCGGAAACTGGTCCCAAGCATGGACTGGAGTGAAGGAAATCTTCTCTTCCATATGGAACGGAATCAGCAGCTTCTTCACCAATATCCTGAATGTTATCAAGGGTGTTGCTGACGTTGTCCTCGGCTGGTTTGGCACTAGCTGGAATGAGGTCTGGACCAATATAAAGACCTTCTTTGAAGGAATCTGGAATGGCATCGTCTCATTCTTCACTGGAATCTGGGAGACCATCAAGAATATCGTCCAGACTGGCATCATGCTGATTGGTTCCATTCTGGAAGCTGCGGTTGATATCATCACTCTCCCATTCCGTTTTATCTGGGAGAACTGTAAAGAAATCATCATCGCAGTCTGGGATGCTATTAAATCCAAGGTGACGACAGTCATCAATGCAGTGGCGTCCGTTATCAGCACCGTGATGAATGCTATCAAGACCGTATTTACTACCGTATGGAATGCGATAAAAACGGTGGTGACCACAGTCGTCAATACCATCAAATCTGTCGTAACGACAGTATTCAATGCGATAAAGAGCACGGCGACCACAGTGTGGAATGCAGTGAAAACTGCAGTCACGACTCCGGTCAATGCTATCAAGTCGACGGTCACCAGTGTGTTTAATTCCGTAAAGAGCACTGTCACCAGCATCTTTAATGGAATCAAATCGACCGCCACCTCGGTATGGAACGGCATAAAATCTGCTATCACTACTCCTATCGAGGCCGCAAAGAACAAGGTCAAAGGGGTAGTAGATGCCATCAAGGGATTTTTCTCTGGCATGAAGATTTCGCTGCCGCATATCAAGCTGCCACACTTTAGAGTATCCGGTAAACTTTCCATTGCTCCACCTTCTGTTCCTCATCTTTCTATCGATTGGTACAAGGAAGGTGGTATCATGACCAGCCCTACCATCTTTGGTATGAACGGTTCTTCCTTGATGGCTGGTGGTGAGGCCGGTGCAGAAGCAATCCTTCCTCTGGCCGGTTTCTACAAGCAGCTGGAAGCGATGATTTCTAGTCATCTCAATACCAGTGCAATGGAAAAATATCTGGCGGTCATCGCAGATAACTCCAGCAAGGGTATCTACCTTGAGGACGGTACACTGGTTGGACACCTGCTCCCGGCAATCGACGGTGAGCTTGGTAAAGCACAAAAATTACAAAGGAGGCTCAGTCTATGACACCTGATATCAAATTAAACGGAGCATCAGTCGCTGGCATGGGCTGGCTCCGAGAAACCATCTCCTTTCCCGTGCCGCAGTCGCAGACCAATACGATTGTGGTGCCGGGAAGGAATTCTCCCATTCGTTATACAGAAGCTCTGGGGCGTGTATCGTATCAACCTCGGAGCTTTTCTTTGACATTTTCCATGCTGGGAACCAGAACAAAATATGACCAGATGGTTGCTGAAATGGCAAACCGCTATGCCGGTCAACTCGTAAAGGTATCGACCAGCGAAGAACCTGAGCTTTATGTCATCGGAACTTTGGAGATTACTTCTGAATATGACCCTATCTCCGGAAAAGGTCAGCTGGTAATTTCCAGTGAAGATGCCGACTCCTATCGTTACCACGTTGATGAGACGGTTGTTAATCTGACTGGTTCCGGTACTCTTATCATCGAAAATGACTTTATGCCTGTGGTCCCTATTATCACGACCACGGCAGAAACAGCTCTTAGCTGGAGCATCAGCGGCGATACTTTTAGAAAGTCTCTCAGTGCTGGCACTTGGACGCTTCCAGAATTCGAATTACAAGCTGGCAGAAATACCGTCACCATCAAAGGAACCGGTACGACGACCTTCCGCTTCAGGGAGGGCTGCCTATGAGTATCTTTCGTATATATGTTGATGGTCAGCTTTTCTATCATCCGCAGCTTTCTCAGCTTGCTATTACAGAAGCAAAGATGACCGAGGACGCAGAGAACATCGATAGCCTAACACTGTCTGCCCCTTTTAATCATCCCTATCTGGATTCCATCCACCCGATGGCATCCACCATTATTTGCAAAAAGGGTGACAACACCGTATTTGAAGGCCGTGCTCTAAATGACGGCAGTGATTTTTACAATACGCATACTTGGACCTGTGAGTCGGCTCTGGCCTATCTCAAGGATAGTCAGCAGCCGCCCTTCTCCTATAAGGGGACCCTCAAAGGTCTGTTGGAGTATTTCCTGTCCGTGCACAATAAGGCCGTTGAAGAAAAGAAACGTTTCAAATTGGGGAATATCACAGTCACGGACAACAATGACTATATCAGCTACAGCAATTCTGAGTATTCCTGCACGCTGGATGCCATCAAAAGTAAGCTCATCAATACACATGGCGGCTATTTGATGATCCGTTACACAAGTTCCGGAAAGGTTCTGGATTACCTCGCTGAGTTCAATGTCCATTCTATCCAAACCGTGGAATATGGCAAAAACCTCATGGATGTCAAAATCACCCGTGACCATACGGAGCGAATCACTGCTCTCATCCCACTTGGGGCAAAGAAAAAGACCACCGATGAAGAAGGAAACGAAGTCGAATCCGATGAACGTATCGACATCACTTCTGTAAACGGTGGTCAAAATTATATCTACGATGATGCCGCTGTAAAAGAAATCGGATGGATATGGACAACAGAAGTCTGGGAAAATGTCACGCTTCCGGGAAACCTGCTCCGCAAAGCCAATGCTCGTCTGGCAGAACTTATCGCCGGTATCACAAGCATGGAGCTGACCATTGTAGACGAAGCAGACACCGGAGCAGATATCGGCAGCATCCACGCCAGACAATTTGTGGACTGCCTGTCTCCGCCTCATGGCATTGATGGGCGCTACGCCTGCATGAGCAAGACCGTAGATTACTTAAATCCTTCTGGCAACACCATCACCATTGGGGCCAGCGGTATCAAGCTTACTACGATTTCCGCAAAGCAAAATGAAAACCTTACAGCTATCGAGGATGAACTGCTCGGTCAGACTGCTACTATTGAGGGTATTTCCGGTAAGGTGGATGGCATCGCTGCTTCTAAGATGTACCGCACGGAGCTCATCGTGGATGGCATCAGCATCTTTAAGGACAAGGGGCAGAATAGTCGTCTTTCCTGCAAGGTGTACTCATGGGATAAGGATATCACTACAACTCTTCCGGATTCTGCTTTTGTCTGGCATAGGAAATCCGGTAATGAAGAGGCGGATACACAGTGGGATTCCACCCACACTGGAATTAAATCAATCATCATAACCACAGAGGATGTGCAAGATAACGCATCCTTCTACTGTGAAGTATCTGTATAAAGGAGGGCCAGAAAATGCCTACAATCTTAACTTCCAGCCAGCAGACCTTCGTGGACATTACAGACCAACGAAAACTGTCGGCTTATATCACATCCAATCTGCCTAAAACACAGAGTGAAAACCCGAATGTGCTGCCGCACACCTACGCACCAAGCTGGGCCAGCACAAATCTTACACTGACGCCCGTCGTTTTCCTTGACCAGACCAATGTTGCACTCAACTCCTCTGGTCTGACTATTACATGGAAACGCAAGGACGGAAGCGGCGCTGAGACAGCACTGAATTCCAATGAGAAAGTTACCGGAGGAATCCTGAAGGTCAACAGCAATGTGCTGGCTGCCTCTTCCACAGGGATGATTACCTACATCTGCTATATCAGCTACTACGATTCCGAGACCAAGAACACGGTCAATATCACATCGGATATTACCTACACTTTGGTGCGTAATGCAGAGAATGCAAAGCTCGCTTATGTGACAGCAGATACCTATGTATTCAAGTACAATGCTTCTTCTGCGCTCGTTGGTGCTTCTCAGGCAACGTTGACAGCACAGATTCAGGGTGTCTCCATTTCCAAGTGGCAGTATAAAAACAGCTCTGGTGCATGGGCAGATTATCCGACAACTTCCGACAATACCAGCATCACGGGTGGAACGCTCGTCGTAAAGCCTGTGCACACCGTATTCGTCGATAATGTCGCTCAAATCAAGCTCCTTACAGATGATGCCGATGTCTATGACACCATTTCCATTACCAAAATGTATGACGGCAGCAAAGGCTCTCCGGGTTCTCCGGGTGCAGCAGGAACCGGCGGACTTTCTATCATTCTCGGTAATGAGGCCCAGACCATTGCGTGCTCCTCTTCTGGTGCGGCAACTGCAGCCCTTGATATCACGATTCCATTTACCGGATATGTTGGCATCACACAGACTGCCTGTACCTGCTCCGTTGGAACACTGCCTTCTGGTATGACCCTAAAGACCAATACTGCGGCAACTGTAGCTGCTGCTGGTTCCATCGTTCTTTCTGTTGCAGCATCTGCTACACTCGGCGGCGCAAATGTGGTCAACGGTACCGTTGATTTAACCTTCACTATCTCTGGAAAAACAGTCGTGAAGAAGTTTGCATGGGCGAAGTCCACCAGAGGAAGTAATGGCACCAGTGCTGTTGTTTTCTCCGTTTATGCGCCCAACGGCACTATCGTGATGAACCAGTCCGGAAGCCTGTCACTTGCAACCTCTGCCTATTCTGGAACGACTGCTATCACCAGTGCTACCTATCAGTGGGCAAAATACACTGGTGGCAAATGGACAAATATCTCCGGTGCGACCTCTGCTACCTTGACGGTATCTGGAAGCGACATCGTAAACATTCAGTCCTACCGCTGCACGATGACCTACGGCGGCAAGTCCTATGTGGATGTCATCACAGTTGAAGATAAATCTGACCCGTATGTATCAGAGCTTCTTTCTATCGGAGGCTTTACGGTAAAGAACAATCAGGGTGGTGTCTGCCCTTACGTCATCGTCCGCACCAATCAGCAGGAAGTGGATGCGCTGCTCGGCCCTATCAGTGAGACAGCACCTTCCAATCCTGCGACTGGTGCCTTCTGGTATAAAATCAGTCACTCAGCAAAGACCGTCACACTCCAGAAATATTCTGGTAGCGCTTGGGCCGATGCAACAGAAAAGCAGTCTCTGACCTATAACTGGTACGCACAGGATAAGGATGGCAATGCAGTCAACTTTGGTAAAACTGGCAAGGTCATCTATCTCTCCGCTGCCGATATCGACAGCTTGCTGACACTGCAGTGTGATGTTTCCAAGTAGGAGGTGATCCTATGGCACTTATCACTTCCTGTCAGGCCTCTTTCCAGAATGTTGCCGGATACGAGGATGACATCGCAGCCATTCAGGAAAATGTGCGTGAGTGTTATTCGGAGATTTCAAAATCCTCAGAGCAGATTCGTCTCGCTGTCCGTGAAGACTATATCTCACGCTCAGAAATGGCAACTATCCAGCAGAATTTTCAATCTACGATTACTCAAAACAGTAGCGAAATCCGTATGGACTTCTCCACTATCACAGATGAACTGAAGGACAATATCGCAACTAATCAGGAGCTCCTTGAAGAATATATCCGCTTCAAAGGAGCTCTTATTGAACTTGGCAAAGTAGGAAATGCCTTCACTGCCGAGCTCTCCAACAATGAACTGGCCTTCAAAGAGAACGGTCAGAAAATCGCATATATCTCCAATAACAGCTTGGTCATCACCAATGCGGAGATTCGCAACAAATTATCCCTTGGAAATGAGACTAGAGGATGGTTTGACTTTATCCCAAGAAGTAACGGTAACCTCTCTATCAAATGGAGAGGCCCGGCATCGTAAAGGAGTGATTCATTATGGCTTCCAGCGGAAGTATTACAACCGGCCAGAAAGAAGGCCGCTCTGTTACTCTCTCTTGGACATTGTCCAGTCAGAATATAGCAAACAATACATCAACTATTGCATGGACCCTCAAAGGTTCTGGCTCTGCAAGCGGCTGGGTCATGTCCGGTGGATTTAAGGCTGTCATCAACGGTACAACCATCTACTCCACTTCAACCGATAATCGTATTCAGCTCTATAACGGAACCATTGTAGCGTCGGGCTCCTTAAAAATCAGTCATAATGCAGATGGAACAAAATCTTTCAAATTAAGCTGTGAGGCCGGTGTCTATAGCTACGCAGTCAATGTATCCGCAAGTGGGACCCATACTCTAAACACGATTCCAAGAGCATCTTCAGTATCGGCAACACCAGTGAACATGGGAAGTGCCACAACAATTTCTATTTCAAGGGCATCTTCCTCATTCACCCATACGCTGACCTATTCCTTTGGTAGTGCTACTGGAACCATCACAACAAAGACTACTTCCACATCTGTATCGTGGACACCTGCTCTCGCATTGGCAAACCAAATACCGAGTACCACAAGTGGAACTTGTACAATTACCTGCGATACCTACAATGGTTCATCTAAGATTGGAACAAAAACCTGCACGCTAACTTTGACGGTTCCTTCCTCCGTCAAGCCTACCATCAGCAGTCTGACTGCTACTCGTGTGGATGGCTCTGTCCCTGCCGCTTGGGGTATCTATGTGCAGTCGAAGTCGAAAGCAACACTAACGATAAATGGCGCTGCCGGAATCTACGGCTCCACTATAAAGTCCTACAGTATCAGTGGTGGCGGCTACTCTGGAACACAGAGTTCACTCACGACAGGCTTCCTTAACTCATCCGGAACGATTACCTTCACAGCAACCGTAACGGACTCTAGAGGAAGAACCTCTGCTGCTGCAACCGTGTCGATTTCTGTCGTCGCCTACAGTCCACCTTCTTTTAGTTCCTACAACTCGCAGCGTTGTAACAGCGGAGGCACACTCACCGATGATGGAACCTACATCAAAGGAACGGTATCCTACAGCTTTGCTTCATGCAGCTCCAAGAATACAGTGACTCGCTCCACCTACTACCGAGTCGCCGGAAGTAGCACGTGGACCAATGCCTCTGCCAGCTTCAATTCCGGTACGGCCTTCACCTTTGGTGGCGGTAAGATTTCCACCGAGACCTCCTATGAGGTCCGCTATGATTTGAAGGATGCATTCTCAACTATCAGCATCACAGACATCGTATCTACAGCGTCGGTAGTCATGGACTTTAAGAGTGGTGGCAAGGGTGTGGCCGTTGGTAAGGTATCTGAAACAGACAACTGCTTTGAGGTATCTGAAAAATGGGATGTAAAGGTCTACGGCAAATTGCTGAAGGATTACATCAAGGAATTCACAGGTGCTCTTTATCCTGTCGGAAGTATCTACATGAGTGTCAAGAACACCAACCCTTCCACTTACTTTGGAGGCACTTGGGTGGCTTGGGGAACGGGCCGTGTTCCAGTCGGCGTGAATGCAAACGACGCAAACTTTGCAACAGTAGAAAAAACAGGTGGTGCTTCTACTGTCACACTGACCACAGCGCAGATGCCTTCCCATACACATGCAAAAGGTACGCTGGCAACAGCAAGCGCTGGTGGGCATACCCATGACTTAAAGAACCAGAAAGCCTCATGGGGTACCAGCGGTGGCAATCGAGTGCTTATCGACGCCACTTCCGGCTACACTGCTGTCAGCAATAAAACCACCACAAGCGCCGGAGCTCATACCCACACTATCTCTGGTTCCACTGCCGCTACTGGTTCCGGCAGTGCCCACAATAACTTGCAGCCCTATATCACATGCTACATGTGGAAAAGGACTGCTTAATTTTTATCCGCAGCTATCATCTGGTAGCTGCTTTTCTTATACCAAATTTCAGAAATGGAGGAATTTATCATGAAAGAATTCTGGAACACGATTCAACTCATCTTTACCGGCATTGGCGGCTGGCTCGGCTACTTCCTCGGAGGTTGGGATGGATTGCTCTACGCACTCATCGCATTTGTAGCCATCGACTATGTCACTGGCGTCATGTGCGCCATTAGCAATCACACCCTCTCCAGCGAAGTAGGCTTCAAAGGTATCTGTAGAAAGGTGCTGATTTTCTTGCTCGTTGGCATTGGCAGTATTCTTGATGCTCACGTCATCGGCTCTGGCAGTGTTCTTCGTACAGCAGTCATCTTCTTCTACATTTCCAATGAAGGTGTCAGCATTTTGGAAAATGCAGCCCGTCTCGGACTTCCGGTCCCTGAAAAAATCAAGGTCGTATTAGAACAGCTTCACGACAGAAGTGCAAAGGAGGAAAACTAACATGGCTTACACAAACAGCAAAATGGTAGCGTATACCAAACTGAGTCCAAATCATTCTGGACAGAGAACTCATTCCATTGACCGCATCACACCTCACTGTGTTGTGGGTCAGTGTACTGCAGAAGGCCTTGGTGACTGGTTTGCCAAGGCCTCTACGCAGGCATCCAGCAACTACGGTATCGATAAAAACGGCAGAGTCGGCTTGTATGTCGAGGAGAAGAACCGTTCTTGGTGCTCATCTTCCAATGCCAACGACCAGAGAGCCGTTACCATCGAGTGCGCTTCTGATACCAAGGAGCCTTACTGGATGAACGATAAAGTCTACGCATCTCTCATCAAGCTCTGCGTGGATATCTGCAAGCGTAACGGTAAGAAGAAGCTCTTATGGTTTGCCAATAAGGACAAAACCTTAAATTATGCACCGAAGTCTGATGAGATGGTACTTACTGTCCACAGATGGTTTGCGAACAAGTCCTGTCCGGGTGACTGGCTCTATGCCAGACTTGGAGATTTGGCTGCGAAGGTTACCGCAGAGCTTTCTGGAACTACTTCTGGTAGCGGCAGCACTGCTCCTACCACTCAGATGTACCGTGTACGCAAGTCTTGGTCTGATGCCAAGAGTCAGATTGGAGCTTATAAGGTACTGGACAATGCCAAGAAAAAGGTAGACGAGAATTCTGGCTACAAGGTTTTTGATGCCTCTGGAAATGTTGTCTACCCGGCAGCATCCACACCGGCACCCACTCCTTCCAAGGACACTTCCTATAAGGTTCAGGTCAGCATCGCCAATCTGAATATCCGTAAGGGTCCGGGTACCAACTACGACAGAACCGGTCAGTTCACTGGCAAGGGCATCTTTACCATTGTTCAAGAGTCCAAGGGAGCAGGCGCTACTCTTTGGGGTAAGCTCAAATCCGGAGCTGGATGGATTTCTCTTGATTTTGCAAAGAAGTTATAAGGCACACCTTTTCACAGGGTCTGTGGGAGTTATCTCCTACAGGCCCTCTTTTTTTCATATTTTTTTCGTCAAAACAGGCCTCTCTTCTCCAGTGGATAGTGGAGGCAGATATTTTTATCTTTTTTCGGCCAAACCGCTATATCGCCTCCATTTAGTAGTGAGGAACTTCCTCAGATTGGAGGCAATTATGCAAGAAAATATCACAACAACCATTCCAGTTTCTGCTGCTCCGAAGCCCATCCAGCAGGCCGATATCGAGCAGGATTATAACTTCTTTCAGGCGCAGAAAGTGGCTGAAAACATGTTGGAGCTTGGACTTATTTCCTTGTCAGAGTTCAACAAATTATCGCTGAAAAATCGTGAGACATTCTCTCCATTTTGGGTGGAGATTATGCCCGAAATCCGTTGATATATAAGGCTTTCAGAGCTAATATGTGACACTAACGAAGGGAGGTGAACTACCGTGAAGAAGGTAACAAAAATCGAAGGTGTACAAAATAATAGCACCCAAAAGAAGAAACTCAGAGTCGCTGCCTACTGCCGTGTTTCAACAGGCAGTGATGCTCAGCTGGAAAGTCTGGAAGCACAGAAAACTCATTATGAGCGATACATCAATTCCCGTGAGGATTGGCAGTTTGCCGGTCTCTACTTCGATGAAGGTATCACAGGCACAAAAGCTGAGAAGCGTCCGGAGCTACTTCGCCTGATTTCGGATTGTGAATCAAAGAAAATTGACTTTGTTATCACCAAATCCATCAGCCGCTTTTCTCGAAACACGACCGACTGCTTGGCACTTGTAAGAAAACTGCAGAGCTTAGATATTCCGCTTTTCTTTGAAAAGGAAAATATAAACACCGGTTCAATGGAAAGCGAGCTCTTTCTTGCCATTCTCAGTAGTATGGCTGAAGGTGAATCCACTTCCATTTCCGAAAACACCAAGTGGTCCATTAAGCGCCGCTTCCAGAACGGAACCTTCAAGCTGAGCTATACGCCCTACGGCTACGATTGGGATGGAGAAAATATGGTCGTCAATCCAGCACAGGCCGAAATTGTAAAAAAGATATTTGCTGATGTCCTTTCCGGCAAAGGAACTCAGGCTATCGCTGATGAGCTAAATGCAGATGGTATTGCGTCCAAGAAAAACAGCAAATGGACCGCTACTACCATTCGAGCCATCCTTGCTAACGAGAAATATACTGGTGACGTTATTTTTCAAAAAACCTATACCGATGAGAACTTCAATCGTCACATTAATTACGGTGAGGTTGACCAGTACATGGCTCCAGACCACCATGAAGCGATTATCAGCCATGAAGATTTTGACGCTGCCAATGCACTGGTCGCACAAAGAGCTTCTGAGAAAGGTATCGAAAAAGGCAATGGTAAATACCAGCAACGCTACGCATTCTCAGGAAAAATCATCTGCGGAGAATGTGGAGACACCTTTAAGCGCAGGATTCATCCTTGCACTACCTATAAATATGTAGCTTGGACCTGCAATACACATTTGAAGAACACAAGCGCCTGTAGCATGAAGTACATCCGAGATGATGAGATAAAGGCCGCTTTCGTAACGATGCTGAACAAGCTAATCTACGGACATCGCCTGATACTTGCTCCTTATCTGAAAGCCCTTGAAAATTCCTCTGGCGACGAAGCTATCCAACGCATTCAACACTTGGAGCTTCTTCTGGCCCAGAATAGCGAGCAGCGAGAAACCCTGACAAAGCTGATGGCACAGGGCTACATCGACCAGATTTTATACAATCAGGAAACAAATGCACTCCTCCTGCAGGCAGAGACTTACCGCTCTGATATCGAAGTAATCACCATTTGCATGACCGGTGACTCAGCAAAGGTTACAGAAACAAACCTACTGCTCCACTTTGTGTCTCATGCCAATATGCTTACAGCCTACAGCGAGGAGCTTTTTGAAACCTACGCAGACCATATTGAGGTGATTAGCAGAAACGAAATTCGATTTGTTATGAAATGTGGACTAACATTCACAGAAAGGATTGGTGATTAAATGGGTCACACACCATTTGGCTATCGGATTGAAAATGGCACTGCCGTCATTGACAAGCCTGCTGCCGTAAAACTCCGACAGCTCTATAAGAATTATTTGAGTGGTATGTCCTTATCGAAAGCTGCTGCAGAAGCCGGGATTCCAACCTATCACGGCACCGCTAAGCGACTGATGGAAACAGCCCATTATCTTGGTGATGACTTCTACCCAGCTATCATTGATAAGGATACTTACCAGAAAGCGCAAGAAGAGCGTATACGCCGGGCCACTAAGCTCGGACGGAATAATAACAAAACACAAATGAGGGAAATACAGATACCTACCCACTTTTATATGAAAGACGGTGTTGCCTTACATGATAACCCCGTCAGACAAGCGGAATACCTGTACAGCCTCATAGAAAGTGAGAGTCAATAATGGGAAATGTAATGTTGATTCCTGCGAGACGCCAAGTTGGAAGTAGCGCTCGCAAGAAGGAAGAAGAAAAACCGAAGCTCCGAGTCGCAGCGTACTGCCGTGTCAGTACCGACAGCGATGAACAGGCTACCAGCTATGAAGCTCAGGTAGAACACTATACAGAATATATTCAGAAGAACCCGGATTGGGAATTCACCGGAATCTATGCCGATGACGGTATATCCGG